CAGCACAAGCAGGGTTCCCAAACACTGTCGTTTGGCCCACTCAGGAGTAAGCCATGACAACCCTATCTGACATCATCACGCCAACCAACCTTGTCACGGCAACGGGAACCCAGACGCTGACCAACAAGACGTTGACAGCGCCAACCATTGCATCAGCTAACTTGACAACAGCATTGACCCTTGCTGGTGCGGCTGGCACTAACGGTCAGGTGCTGACAAGTGCTGGGTCTGGTTTGCCTAATTGGACAACGCTGGCAAGTGGTCTTGCGGCGGCAACACAAGCTGAAATGGAAGCAGCAACAAGCAATACTGTTGCGGCTACCCCATCAAAAACACAATACCATCCCGGTGTGGCAAAGGCTTGGGTTAACTGTAGCGGAAGTGGGGTCACAATAAACGGCTCTTACAACATATCAAGTATTGTTGATAACGGCACAGGCCAATTGCAGGTACTTCTAGATACTGATATGAGTTCAGTAAATTATGCGGCTGTAGGTTTTATAAAAGAACTTGCTGGCAGAGAGACTTTAGCTGTTGAAACTCAGCAAGCAGGATTGATTGCTACATTTTGCAGAAATTCCTCTGGAACACTTGCTGACCCAGATAAGTACTATTTTGCATTTTTTGGAGACCAAGCATGAAAATAATCATTAAAAAAACAGATGGCATAGATATTATGACTGTCATTGGAAATTCTGATACAAGTGATGAATTGCGTAGATGGAAAGATTTTAATGCTGGCAAATATGTTAGCCACAGAGAAATGCCAGACGATGCAATCCCAACAGACCGAACTTTTAGAAATGCTTGGGAAGATACGACTCCTGAACTTGTCATTGATGTTGATATGTCTAAAGCGAGGAATATTCATCTGGAGAGTATCCGCATTAAACGCAACGCTGAATTGTCCAAATTAGATATTCAGGCTACCAAGGCGCAAGATGTTGGGGATGCAGAAACCTTGACTCAGATTAGAGCGCGTAAACAAGAACTGCGTGACTTGCCAGCAACTTTGGCTCCGACACTTGCTTCTGCGGCTTCAGTAGACGCATTAAAAGCAATCCAACCTTTGGCCTGACGCACCATGAGCGAGATAGACATCCGATTGACGAGCCATGAGGCCGTTTGTGCTGAGAGGTATGCACAGATCAATGCTCGGCTCAAGCGGCTTGAGGGCGTGATCATGAAGACTGCGGGTGTCTTGATCGTCAGTATGGCAGCCATCGTCTACGCATCTCTGACCTTTGGGCGATGAAGTGGACTTATTTGAAGTCCTGTCCAAATCATGGCCGATCCTGCTGGCGCTGATCACTCTGATTATCGTGCTGGCAAAGTTAGACTTGCGCGTGGCGGTACTGGAAGAGAAGATCAAGGCTTTATTTGAAATGTGGAATAGGCGGGATAAATGATTGACGTAACCAAAGCCATTGGAGCAGTCGCAGCCAGCATTGCAGCCATTGGCGGCGGGTACACGTTGGCAGACAAGTTTGGGTGGTTTGACAGGGCTATCCTTGAGTGGTCACCAGAGCATTTTAAGATTGTGGCTGAAGCCGGGAAGCCTATCAATGTCACCGTTGCCCGAATCAAGAAGCGGTATGACTGCTCCGTGGAGAGTTTTACCCCTAGCATCCGTGATGCCGCAGGTATGGTGCACGAGGCAACAACAACGGCGAGCAAGTTCAGCGGCCCAGCGGGGCCAACGATTGACACGTTTACATACCAACTCACGATGGTGAGAAAAGAGAAGATTGCGCCGGGTTCAGCCACATTGCTGGCAACGATCAAATACAAATGCCCGGAGGGTGAGCGTGTGGTTCAGTACCCCCGCCATGCAAACCTAAGTTTTGACTTAAAGGGCTGATTATGATTACTCTGATTACTACATTGGTCAGCTTCCTTGCTGGCGGTTTACCCAAGCTGCTTGGGTTTTTCCAAGACCGCGCCGACAAGAGCCACGAGATGGCAATGGCGCGACTCCAGACTGAGCGTGAGTTGGAACTCCGTAAAGCGGGTTTTGAAGCCCAACAGCGAGTAGAAGAGATCAGAGTAGAAGGGCAGATGATTGAGGCGGCATCAGCCGAGCGCAGCGCACTGTACGCCCACGACATAGCCATTGGGCAAGGTGCAAGCCAGTGGATGGTGAATCTCCGTGCTGGTGTTCGGCCCCTTATCACCTATGGGCTGTTTCTGTTGCTGGTGTTTGTAGACGTTGCTGGGTTTGTCTACGCTTGGAAGCACGGTGTAGATTTCCAGATCATGCTGGACAATATTTGGGATGACGAAACTCAAATCATTTGGGCAAGTGTCATTTCTTTCTGGTTTGGAAGCCAAGCGTTCAGCAAGAAATGAAAGTCTCTCAACGGTGCAAAGAGATTGAGGCACTAGATATGTACTCTGTTTACCATATTCATGTTGACCCTAGTCTTAGTAGCGGATACATAGGAATTACTAAAAATGCAAAGTTAAGATTTGCTCAACATGGGTGGAATCGTAAAAACACAAACAATCATCTACGAAACGCATTAGCCAAATATGGCAATACGGTTAAGTTTTCTGTATTGGCAAACGAGTTAGATTATGAAGCGGCGTCTTTGTTGGAAAAAATGTTACGTCCAACCTCAAATATGGGGTGGAACATTACTATGGGCGGTAATATTCCGCCAAGCCCAAAAGGAAAAGAACGTTCGGAAGAATACAAATTAAATATATCCAAAGCCAAAACGGGTAATAAAAATCCCATGTTTGGAAAAAAAATAGTATTTAGTGAAGAGCATAGAAAAAATTTATCCGTTGCTGGAAAAGGAAAGGCAAGCTCATTAAAAGGAGTAAAACGTCCTACAGTAATATGCCCACATTGTGGAATAAGTGGTGGCGTTGGAGTTATGGGTAAATGGCATTTTAATAGGTGCAAAAATGCGAGTATCTGAAAAAGCATTAGCATGTATACGTCACCACGAGGGTGTGCGATTTAAGCCGTACCGCTGCCCAGCGCGGCTCTGGACTGTAGGAGTAGGCCATGTTTTATACCCCGATCAAGGTCGTTTACCTCTGGATCAAAGAGACGCTTACCCGCTTAAAGCGGAAGATAACCGCGTATTTTCAGGAGCCGAAGTAGATGGAATCCTTGGTGCTGATCTCCAGCGATTTGAAGTTGGGGTTGCCAAACTTTTTCCTATGGTTCTTACCCAAGGCCAAAACGACGCTCTCGTCAGCTTTGCTTTTAATCTCGGTCTGGGCGGCGTACAGCGATCAACCCTCCGTCAGAAGGTTCTTCGGGGAGAGGTTGAAACGGCGGCAGACGAGTTCTTGAAGTTTACACGGGGCGGGGGTAAAATCCTACCGGGGCTAGTCAAACGCCGCAATGACGAACGCGCCCTGTTTCTGTCTTAGCCATTTAACGTCGGATAACGGAGAAAAAAATGACAGTCGCAGCCGTAATGACGTACGACAGTTTGGTCAATGACATCCAGACCTATCTGGAACGCACAGATGCCCAAACTTTAGACAAAATTCCGCAGTTCATCATGCTGGCAGAGCAGATCATTGCGGCTGAGATCAAATTTCTTGGCAACTTGACTGTGGCCACAAGCAACATGGTTGCGTCCGAGAACGTAATTCCCAAGCCGGCACGCTGGCGCAAGACTGTTTCAATGAACATCACCGTGGCAGGCAAGCGCCAGCCTGTTCTGCTTCGGACCTACGAGTACATCCGCGAGTATTGGCCAGAAGCGGCCAGCACTGACGTGCCGCTGTATTTTTGCGACTACGACTACGAGCACTGGTTGGTAGGTCCCACCCCCACACTGGCCTACTCTTACGAGGTTCTGTACTACGAGCGCGTGCAGCCCTTGGACTCATCAAATCAATCGAGCTGGTTTACCCAGTACGCCCCACAGGCGCTGCTGTATGGCACTTTGCTGCAAGCCATGCCGTTCCTCAAGAATGACGAGCGCATGCCTATGTGGCAGAGCAATTACGACAAAATCATTGAAGTCCTGAAGACAGAGAACGTCATTCGTGCTGCTGATCGTCAGGCGATTGTGAGGGATTCATAATGAGTTTTAATAGCCCCTTCACGGGAACCGTTATCCAGCCGACCGACGTCTCTTACCGAGAGATTACGCTTTCCGCCGACAGCACCCTGTCGTGGCCGATCAACGGTAGCGTGACGGACAACGCTGCAGCGCGGATCATGAACGTCACGTCGCTTTCTAGCGGCTTGGTGCTTGCCGGGGTCACCGTCGCAGGCACGGCAGGCCAGTGTACTTGCACCACAACTCCCAGCTTGTTTGTTGGACAAGCGGTTGTTGTCAGTGGGACTCTAACCGGCACGTCAACAGGCATCGTCACTGGCAACACCTACTACATCATTCTCACCAACGGCACGACCACTTTTACGCTATCAACTACTTTGGGTGGCACGGCGGTGACCACCACGGCCGGCACGACGACTGGCTTGACCTTCACGCTTGACTCGTTCACCTTGGACATGCCGCCTGCAAATCAGGCGTCTGTGGGTATTGATGCCTTGTTCCGCAACGTTGGGTCTTACAGTTTTGAGGTCAGGGACTATGCTGGCGGCTCGATTGTTACGATCGCGGCCGGCGAGGCCAAGTACATTTACCTGACCACCAACGCCACCACGGCGGGCACATGGGGCCTCATAGCCTTTGGCGTGGGTACATCAAACGTCGATGCCGCTACCCTTGCTGGATTTGGCCTCAAGGCTATCTCCAACACCTTGAACGCGGCCAACGAGGTCAACACCTTTGCGTCCAACTACACCGCGCTTGCCGCAGACCGTGCATCAACCTATGTCTGGACCGGCGGCGCTGGCACCCTAACCCTGACCTCGGCAGTCACGCTGGGCAACGACTGGTACATGATGGTCCGCAACGGCGGGACTGGCACGTTGACCATTGCGCCATCTGGCGGTGACCTGATTAATGGCGCTGCAAATATTTCATTGCAGCCTGCCGACTCTTGTGTGCTTTGCTGCTCCGGCTCTGCCTTCTTCACTGTTGGCTTGGGCCGTAGCACTCAGTTCAACTTTACCCAGCTCACCAAGGTTGTGGTGTCTGGCAGCTACACCCTGACCGCCGCCGAGGCCGCCAATGTAATTCAAAAGTACACCGGGACCTTGACGGGCAACGTGACCGTAGTGCTGCCCCAGACGGTGCAGGTGTACTACATCACAAACCAGACCAATGGTGGAGGCCCCGGCTACACGATCACCTTTACCACAAGCGGTGGCGGGTCTACGGCGGTTGTTCCGGCCGGCCAACAGGTTATCCTGCTCTGCGACTCAATCAACTTGCTCAACGCCTCTACGATTGCCGCCGGCGCGTTGAACTTGGCTTTGGCGGACGGAGCGGTTGGCGCACCATCGTTAAATTTTTCTTCAGAGACCTCAACGGGCGTCTACCGACCCGGCTCTGGTGAGTTTGGTATTGCAATCTTGGGCGTCAAGCTGTTTGGTTTAACGGCTACAGGGCTGAACATACCCGGCACCGGCAACTTTACTGGGGGTGTTCAGGGCGGGGTTTTCTGATGGCAACCAAGGTTTTTACCCTTGACACAAAGCCGGGCATTCAACGCGACGGCACAGTCTTTGACAAAATTTTTTACACCGACGGCGAGTGGGTGCGTTTTCAACGTGGCCGCCCCCGCAAGATTGGTGGCTATCGTGTCATCTCTGACCAGCTTACGGGCCCCTCTCGTGGGATCTGGGTCAACACTCAGAACGCCTTCACCTCAATTTTCAGCGGTTACAACGACGGTCTGCAAGTTCTGACCATTGACAACAACGGCGTTGGCGCTGGTGTTGACAACTTTACGCTGACCAATTTCACCGCATCTGACCTAAACCTGTGGCAGTTTGACGGTTTCTATGACGTCTCAGGAGCCGGCATCCAGTCGCTTGTAGCGCACCCGGGTTTGAACCTGAACTCAATCAGCAATAACAGCAACACGCCTGTGCTGATTGGCGACATTGCTGCCTTGAATATGCAGCAGGTTGGCGTTTTTACTGATACCGGCTCTACTACAAATGCAAGCCCCAATGTAACTTTTGCAGCAGTAAACACGCTGATTGGAGCTGGGCAGTCGGTGACGGGGTCGGGAATCCCCGCAAATACAACCGTTGTTTCTGTTGATCTTGTGGGAACCACAATTACCTTGGCCGGGGTTGCCATAACCGGAGTAGCCGGGCAGTGTTCGTGCAGCGCAACCACCCTAGTTTTGAACCAATCAATTGTTGTCAGTGGAACTTTGACGGGTACTGGGAGCGGGATTTCTGCCGGGACTTATTTCATCATTGCAACAAACGGAACCACCACCTTCACGCTGTCAACAACTTATGGCGGGCCGGCAATTGTTACAACGGCCGGGACAACTGCCGGACTGACGTTTGTTGTGCAGGTGTCTAGTTTGTGGACCGTTGTTTTGAGCGCAAAC